TTCGCGGCCAAGGAATATACGATAAACAAGAAGAGTGGTGGAATTGGCAAGGTTGACAACACAGTGGGTGATAAAGTTCAGTTGATTGTGAGCGACGTTCACTCGTATTTGCACGCTATGCGATACATGTTGGCCTTCAATGACAAGGAGAAAATTGTTATGTACTGGGATGAGCCGACAATTACGCTTGATTACGATGAGCACCCGTTTCACAGCATTCTTTCAGCGAATTGGAGAGAAAATGAGATTCCGAATGTGATTTTGTCGTCAGCGACATTGCCGGATAAGAATGAGATTCGCGATGCGGTGGCATTTTTCGAGAACAAGTTTGACACGAAGAACGTGGTGTCAATCAAGAGCTATGAGTGTAAGAAGACGATTCCGATTGTGGATGTCAACGGTTTTGCAGTATTGCCACACTATTTGTATGCAGATTATGTTGAACTCATGGAATGTGTCGAGTATTGTCGTCGTTCACAGACTATCTTGAGACATTTTGATTTGAGAGAAATTTGCACGTTTTTGCTGGCCATTAATAAGCGTCTCAGAAAACCGCGGCAAATCAATAATTATTTTGATGATGTTAGTGAGATTAACGTGGAATCTATTAAGTTGTATTACTTGGATGTATTTGGGGACTTGGAGGCTTGTTGGAGAGAAGTGTTTGATGATGCGGCTAAGATGCGTCAAGCAAAATACAAATCGACATCACAGATGGTTTCTTCAGATGCTGTTACACTCACAGATGGCCCTACTCTTTATTTATGTGACGATGTTGATTCTGCTGCAAAGAGGTATTTTGGCATGTTGGGAGTGCCAGACGAAGAGAAGGCCAAGTTGATTGCTGCGATCGAATTTAATAACAGAGTTAATGAGCGTATTCATGATCTGAATGAGGAGATCAAGAACATGCAAAAAGACGAAGACAAAGGAGCAGACAATGAAGATGGAAAATCACAGACAAAGGAGAAGAAAAAAGAAAAGAAGACACCATGTGACGACAAACTGGAACTAATTGAGACACTATCGAGTCAAATGAAGAGGGTTCACTTGAATCGTCGTTATATTCCTAATACAGAACAGCATGTTGAGAGGTTCCACAAAACGATTTCATGTGAAAATAAGTTTACGAGCCGTGTAATGGAGAAAGATGTTGAAACGATTATGTCGATTGACGGTCTCGATGACGTTTATAAGATGCTTCTGATTGCAGGAGTAGGCATATTCAAAGAGAACATGAACACAGATTATTTGGAGATTATGAAGAGATTGGCGTATAATCAGAGTCTATTTATGATTATTGCGGGTGGAGACTATATTTATGGAACGAATTACCAGTTCTGTCACGGATATATTGATGATAATGAAATGACACAGGAGAAACTGATTCAGGCATTTGGACGCATTGGACGAACAAACAACCAACTCGATTACAGCATTCGTTTAACAAGTGATGCGACTATTTCGAAGATTTTGAAGAATGAAACAGAGAAACGCGAGGTTATCAACATGAACCGCCTATTTTCGTGTTAAATTTCGACGTTTTTTGTTTTTTATAGTTCGTTTGCTTTTCTTCTTCATGGTTTTGCGTTTTTTACCACCCATTCCAAAGAATCGCTTAGGTTTTGGTTCATAAGGTCCCGATTGACAATGTTTCTGGAGACCATCTACATTGTTTGACATATAAGCATTGAAGAATTGTATTAAATAATCACCATCAACTGGAACAAGATGTTCCTTTCGTTTACATTGCGATGGAATTGCCAACGTGCCTAATGCACATGTTATTCTGTCGTTGAATATGGACTGAACAAACCGAGAACAATTTGTTCCATAATGACTTAACATATTGCTGTATTCTTTTGAGAATACGCCGACGAAATCTGAGATAAGAGTGCTTTCAGTGGCTTGAAAAACATATGCGTCATATGGCAAAAAGAATTGTGTGCCATAGTTAGTGAGATATCCATTTTCATAATATTCTTTTACATCGTCATCATTTGCGATTTCATCTATTATTAATGCCTGTTCCTCGGGTGATGCATAATAATATTTATTGTCTTTTCCAATGCGATTTATTTCATTGTACATGTTGTCAGGTGAATCTTCCACCAAACCACCAACACTAACATATCCAAATCCACCACGACCATCCTTTCCACGTGAATAACTTATTAAATTTTCCAAGTGGTTTCTACGCAATATGCCAACATCTGATATTTGTAAATTTGTATACTCTTGATTTATGTCTATGTAATAATCACGTGTTGCGATTAATCCCTTTGTTGCTCCTACTAATTTATTAAATATGTCAACTAGTTTATCGCTGACACCTTCAACCTTTCCACCCATAGTGGAATAACCAACCGAATATACTTCTCGTCTATGCAATATTAATATGGCAGAATGCCTTCCAGCAGCGGCTTGTTGATTTAGGTTTTTTATAGTAGAGTCACTTATGATTCCGTATTCTGAAAGTTTTGTTTTTATTAAATTCACCGCATAGTCGGTCATTTTTATAATTTCATCCGCGTCATACACACTTGATACCGTAAAATATATGGGTAATTCAGATACATCATCCGTCATTGGTTTAGCACCTGTCAACATCAGTTCGTAATTCTCCACAGCTTCAGACAGTTTGGGGTTTATTTGAACTTCAATGTTTCCACTTATAATTTCACCGGTTCGATAGTGAGTTTGCTTGCTTACGACGGGAATACTAAAGTATTCATTTCGCAATTGGGATTGTATTAAATCTTGTATTGTTGGATATGCGTCTCTAATTCTTATATTTCCGATAACAGGATCGGGGTCGCTCATCATTTCAAGCATTACGTTTTTTCCATCGGGTGTGGTATCTGTGTCGATTAGATTGTCGTATTCATCAACATTAGTCACTTTGCCATACCCATCACGCTCATATTTAAATCTCTCTGAAATATCTTCATCCATTTGTCTAGTGGATTGTAGTGTATATACTGGTTTTTGCAAAGTAGATGATGTGGATTGTATTTTATCAAGGAATTGTATTACCATTTTCAAAGGATTTTTATACAAATAAGGATCGACGTGTGATATTTCACCGGCTTCGGAGAATTGTAATCCTTCGTCAAATATTTTTGTGTAACGACTGTTTGAACTTGTTGACCATTTTCCTAACTTAAATATCATGGCCGCGTCATCTTCATCGACTCGATACCCGTGTTGAATTAACATAAGTTTTTCATTTCTTTCAATATCTCGTTCGTCATCGTCTGCTGAAGAAAAACTAAAAAAATCGGGTTCGCTTTCATTTATCTCTTTTATTATTTTATAGTATTGTTGTAATTTTTGCTGCTGTTCGGCAATCATTTGTTCTCCAATTTTTCTCGATTCTGCCTCTATTCTTCTCCTATTAGTGGCAGTATCCATTCTGAGTTCTTTTTTAAATTTCGTTATATTTCTCTCAGTTTCTACTGTTTTTACAAATTCTTTCAATTCTTTATTAACATCGCCTACTGGTTTTGGTTTATTAGTAATGCCTGATTTTTTGTCTTTTTTTTCTTGTTTAAATGTTCCTTCTGTTTGTGCTTGTCTAACTGCTCGTAATAAATTTTCAAAAGCAGAACTCATGTATTTATATTATCTTTATAAAATAAATTTGTTAAACAATAGTCAGTCTTAGAAGTTGAGACAAAACTATTTCAACGTCATCTTGCTTTATGTAGACATACAACTCATTCATCTGATTTTTTGTTTCTAAATGTTTGGTTAATGTGAATGGAGAGAAAACAGGAGTCTCTAGAATTCTTGTTAAATAAGAGTTGTCATTATTGTTGACAATTGCGTAATTAGTAAGAGGATAAGTATTTAAAAACGGCACAAACCAGAGGGGAAGTCGCTTCTTTCGTTGAACAATTTCTGTAAGTGGTATTTTAAAGTATTTGTCTTTAGTTGTTAAAATACTTTCCGTTTTGCTTATTTTTACAAAGTCTTCGTCATCGGATGTCACTTGTGATTTATCATCATCACATTTATTTATAGTGGTATGTGAGTGTATGACTTCCAATTCAACAATAGGAAAAGCATTCGGTACAAAATTTGGGTCATCTCCAAGTATTTTATTTTTTTTAGATGCAGTCGATTCCGACATTAGATATGAACCCAGGTAAACCACACCAGAGAATACTTGTTTTAGTGTCCACCAAGCCACTCCAAGCGTAATATCGATAGAAGCAGATGTCAGAGCGACAATCATAGTTTATTTATGTTAATATATAATTTAATTAACACAAATTGCTTTTAAGTCATTAAAGCACCAGATGAAGTGTGCTCTCCTTTTGAATGTTGTAGTCGCTCAGTGTGCGGCCGTCTTCAAGTTGCTTTCCTGCGAAAATCAGACGCTGCTGGTCAGGAGGAATGCCTTCCTTGTCCTGAATCTTTGCCTTGATGCTCTCAATTGTGTCGGCTGACTCGACATCGAGAGTGATTGTCTTGCCAGTAAGTGTTTTAACGAAAATCTGCATTCTTGTATGGTGGTTTAATTTAATGTATTGTCTTTAAGTGGTTTATTCATTAAAAATATGGTGCACAACTGCTTCTCATTGTGAATCCACGTGGTTTGCGGGATGTGCATTGCTTTCTGGTAAATTTACGTGGCAGAGAGAAGATTTTGCCGTCACGGCGTCTAATACACTTCTTATGTCTAGTTGTGTGCTTTTTACACGATACTGTCTTCTTCGGCATTTATATTGTAAAGAGAAGTTAATTCAGGGTATTTTGTGATGACTTTTTGAATGAATTTGCTGAGTTCGGTTGTGATATTATAGTTTTCAGGTAGAATCATTTTGAGAGAAATTCGGGGACCGCCTGAATCATTGCGTTTATCCAGTTCAAGATGTGGTTTTCCACGAGCATTGCTGATTCTAATGTATTTTGGGAGGGTTACAGTTTCATCGGATGATGTTATTACTGTTTTAGATTGCATTGAAACTGATATTGGCATTATTCCATTGTTCAAATCATCAACCACTTTGTTGGCGTCCATTAACTTTTGACAAGCACTTACTTTCATTGATTTTGTGGTTGTCCATGTTTTTCCTCCGAGAGCAGGATGACCTTCAACCTCGAAAAAGTCTCTCCATTTTGTTCTGTCGGCATTAAGATAACCAACATAATAAACGACATATTTTTTAAGCATGTCTTGAGTAATTCCATCAGGTAGGTCTCTTGCCCCCCTTTGCCTGGTTCGCTTTGTATCTGGCATTATTCCTGATGAATTGTCTTCCTGTTGCTTTCGAGTGGCAATTTGCAGATTGTCAAATCGGTTGTCAAGTGGATTACGGTTCTTGTGGTCGACACTTATGCTTCCAGTGCCTTTGCCATTTCCATAGCAACCAGTAATAACTTGATGAATGTAAAGCAATTTATGTTCAGATAGACGTCCTATAATATAATTGTTCTCGCCACAATACCAAGTGATTTTTTTGCCATGATTTTCTTCAAAATCAACTATAATTTGATGTGATTTGGGACAAAGAATGCAAATGGTGTTTGTTTCACAATACATTGTCACAACTTCATTGTCATTTTCATCAGTTGCAGACCATTTAGGATTTTTTAGACGATTTGCATAAGAACCCATCTCTGTCTTGTGACCACCAATATATTCATTCACAGTGTAAGCCTTCATTAAGTGAGCATACTTTTGAAGAGGGCTAATTTCAACGTTTTCTCGTCGCAAATCATTTGTATCGTTATTTATAAAATTTATCGAGTCGATATCAGGATTAAATTTAAACAAGATATTTATTGCTTTATCTCTATTTTGAATTTTATTGTTCATTAGTGTAACCATATCAACTGTATCACATAGAATTGACTCATTTTTTAATTTGATTTCACCACAATTATGGTGCGAATTAATAGCAAAAGTCGGCTTAAATGAGGGCGGCATTTTGAGCAAATCCATGTTATAATTTTATATCATGAATTTTCTTTAAGTCGTTTAAAGGCATTTAATATATTCGAAGTCCGTCCACAACAACAGATAGATTAGTTGCTATACGCTACTCCGGCCATACCGCTCATCACGCGAAGAACGTTGTAGTTGGTGGCATAAACGCGGACCTTGGCGGTCTTGTTGCCACCGATGGCATTGTACGACACGACAAGCTGGAGGTTAGCGTTGTCAATGCGGGAGAAGTTGGCAGTGCCCGATGGCTGGTGCTCCTCGGGGCGGAGGGCGAACGAGTAAACGTTGATACCAGTGTCGGGGTTGCGAGTGTGGTGCTGGTAGGGCTGGACGAGGTCGAAGTAGGTTCCCTCGCGCTCCGAGAAGCGGTCCTGGCCGTTAAGCTGGAGCTTAGCGGTGACCACGGGGTTCTGGCCCCAGCAGTGGAGGTTGAGGGCAGTCTCGGCGAGCACGAATGCACCGGCGTCAGAGACAGACGATCCCTCACCCACAGGGGAACCACCACCAATTGCGTTGTATGAAGCAGTAGTCCAAGCAGTTCCACTGACGGTATCAGCACCACCATCCTCAAAGAAACCAGAGCCGTTAATGAAGTCACCTGATCCAGCGGTCAGGGGGCCAGCAAACGCGTGGATGGCGTTGGGGAGAGCGTCAATCGCGTCGGTGTAGTTGAAGGGCTGAGCACCGAGAGCCTTGTAGAGGAGATTGTTAGACGTAAGAGAAGTGCAGAAGTCAACGTTCACGTCAGGCTGAACAACCCAAACTAACTCCTTGCAGGGGTGGTTGAAGTTGAGCTTGATCTTGTTGCTGGAACTACCGATCGACTCGTCACCAGTGAACTGGAGCTGCTCGATGAGGTACTCATGGGGGTTCTGAGCCATGCGGCGACGCTCATCAGTGTCGAGGAAGATGTAGTCAACATAGAGCGAGGCAGCGACGAGGGACTTGGAGTAAGCAACGGTGGCCTTGGTACCAGTTGAAAGATTGCTGTTGACAGCCCACAAGCACTCATCAATAGGGCGGAACTCAACGTTGATCTTGACCTCGTGGTACTGGAGGGCGATCAAGGGGAGAGCAAGACCAGGGTTGCGGCAGAACCAGAACTGAAGAGGCACGTAGAGGGTGGTCTCAGGAAGAGTCTTGCGGGGAGTGCACACGGCGGCGGGGGCATCGTCGTTGCAAGGCTGATCGATCTCAGCGAACGTGGGATCGGTGATGTATGTAAGCTGGGTGGTCTGGCCAACCATCTTGTTGTAGCCACGCTCAGCCTCAGTGGTGAGGGTAAGCTGGTTCCAGATGTGCATCCAGTCACCATACTGGCGGTCAATACGCTGGCCACCAATCTCGACCTCAACCATGTTGATGAGCTGCTCGCCGGGGTAATCGAGCCAGCGGGCAAAAGAAGCATCCGTCGTGGTAATCTCGGGGAGAGTCACCTGAAGGTAGGTCTTGTAGGCACCGTCACCGTTGCGGGAGACAGTGCACTGAACACGGCGACCGAAGTCAGCCTGTCCGTTGAAGGTGTTCTCAATCGACTCCATCGCGAAGTTGGTGTGGCGACGGTAGGTCACCTTCCAGAAAGTAATTTGGGGCTGGCCCGTCAAGTAGACGTCCTGAGCACCGTAAGCAACAAGCTGCATTAAACCTCCTCCCATTTGATTATACTATCACTAAAGAAAAAAATTTTATGAAATTGCTTAAATTCGCGAGAAATAAAATATAAAATCTTTAAAATTTCATATTTTATTTATAAAACCACATCGATTCTCATTACTACATACAACGAGCAAGTGTTATAATTCTGCTTTCATGTTTTCGCATAAGAACTTCTTTAAATAATTGTCTAAATAAATCTCCTTTTTGCCTTCATGTTTTTTGGTAAATATGTATGCATCTCTCTCTTTTTTTATGCTCCATCCTTGCTCGATAGCATTATTGATAAACATGACCTTTCTAAATTTAATGTAATCCATCTTAATACTTTGTTCTTCTTCCATATTTTCTTAATACTGACATCCATCTAGAAAACAGAATGCAAATTTGTACACATAACTGTTTTCTTAAAATCCATAACAAATAAACAAATAAACAAAACATTTTGTTCAACAATTCATTTAAATACTTTTGCAATAATTTTAATTAATGCCAACATTTAAACATAAGACTAATAAAAAAATAGAAGTTGACGATAAAACACTAGTAACATTAGATAGCAAACATAATGAGTTTGTTTCTAAATTTGACAATTATGAAGGAGAAATAATACCTTCATTGCTCGAAGAAAAATCGTTCTTAACATCTGAAATCGCAGGGAATTCACTGCTTTCTCTCGATGAAGTCCTTGACATGAAGGATCGTATTAAAGAAATAAGCGTTGAAATAAGAGACTTGGAGCGAGAGAAAAAGGAATATTACTTAAACAATACAAAACATATATTCAGTTATTTCGAAAAAAAGAAGCAACAGCAGGTTGAACCAGTTAAACAAGAAGTATCCGCTAGACAACAAATGCTCAACTCATTCTTTAAGAAGAAGGATGATCAGCCTCAACCACAGCAATCAACAAATCAGTCTTCTCAGAGTCATGTTTCTTATCTGAAAAATGTGGATGAGCGGTTTATAGATGTGAACGATTATGTGGTCAATCATGAAACATGTGCATGCAATGGAGGAGAACTAATCCCAGTAGAGAGTGACGGAATCCTCGTTTGCAATAAGTGTGGTCGGCAATATACATATCTCATTGATAGTGACAAGCCGTCTTACAAGGAACCGCCACAAGAAGTGTGTTTTTATGCGTACAAGCGTATTAATCATTTCAAGGAAATACTTTCTCAGTTCCAAGGCAAAGAAACAACTCAAATACCAGATGAAGTCATTGAAAACATCAAATTGCAAATAAAGAAGGAAAGAATATCAGCGTCGAGAGAGCAATTGTCTTACAACGTCTGTAAAGATATATTGAAGAAGTTGAATTACAATAAATATTATGAGCACATTAATTTTATAAAGCACAAATTGGGGATTACACCACCTATTATGTCGCCTCAACTCGAAGACAAGTTGTGCAATTTGTTCTTGGAGATTGAGAAGTATTTCTCCAAACATTGTCCGAACGTTAGGATAAATTTTTTGAATTATTATTTTGTTTTATACAAGTTTTGCGAACTCCTTGGAGAGAACAAGTATTTGAGTGAGATACCGATGCTTAAGGATGATGATAAGAAGGTGGAACAAGACGAAATTTGGCGGAAAATATGTGATGACATTGGATGGGTGTTTTATCCGACGTGTTAAACGCATCCCTAATTACCGGAATGGGCTTTAATACTTATTTTTTTAAACACAAACATTTAAACGTCTTTGATTTGTGATCTAATTTAGTTAATTCATTAAAAACGGTTAAACACAATAAGTTTACCCGAAATGACGGGAACTATATTAAAGATATATTGTTTCAGATTTAATTATTGTTCTAAGGTTTTGTAATAATTATTCTTCCGTCTCGTACGTCGGTAACATATTCAAGGTGTGGCATAGAAGGTGGAATTCCTTGTTCTTGTAATTGTGTTAAATTTCTCTCTAAACACCGCAATGTGTCGCGTCCAAATGTTTTTATGTTTTTCTCTAAATGAATAAAGTAATCGTGCTTTATGTCAGGGTTATGTTGTGTTAATACATCTTGTTCTTTTATAATGCGTTGTGTTAAATCATCGTATTCAGCCCATTTGCCTTGGCGACAAAGAGTTACTAACTCCTGTCTGATGTTAGACCCTATTCCACCACCTCTTTTCACCATTTTCCGTGTGCGTCTATTACGATTTAGTCTGGATTTTCCCGACTTTTTACGCTTAATTAATGTTTTACGCATTTATACATTAATTAAACAATTTAAAACCTCTTAAATTTTAGTTGTAAGCCCTTAAATTCGCGGGAATCCCACGAGGTTGCCACCAATACCGAAGCCTGCACCCGTTCTCGCAGCAACTGCCATGCTAGGCAAGTAAGCATCAAGGATGGTGAAAGTGGCAGCGGCAGTTAAAGCAATGAGAAGCACCTCATCGAGGCGGAGAGAACGCTTGGGGATGGCATACGCGGCAATAGCAACCATAAGACCCTCAACAAGGTACTTAACAGCACGGCGAAGGAGTTCACCGAAATCGAGGAAATTCTGTAACTTAGCAAACATCTTTGTTATAAATATAAAATAGAAAAAAATGTGCATGGCTGTTTTCTTAATTAAATTCGCCCAAAACAACTTAAAGTAATTGAAACAATTATATACATCTTATAAAATGACATCCTACCAGCCAAAGAACAACCCCGATGGAACCACCAATCCCAAGTATGTCGACTTGCTTTCGGTTGACCCTCCTATGGCCGAGCAGAACTATGTGTGCATGTCGTTTGTGAGTCCAGAGAAGATCATCAAGCAGCGAAACGCATTTCTTTTCGAGCGTTTCGTCAAGAATTTCGATCTCGAGAAGAGTAGCAAGAAGTTTGTCCAGTTCCTTAACTTTGTCAGTTACAAGTACAACCTCAATTTCAACAAGGTGATGGATGACTTTAATGATTTTCTTAAGAGCGAGCAGCCTAAGTTGGTTGATACGACAATTGAGGATGATTACAAGAACTTCTTGGATGCAAACGAGAAGACACTCGATCAGGAGTTTAATCAGTTGGTCAACTTCCAGACGAGCACTCATGGAGTGAAGGTGCGTGGTGTGTTCCCATCTCAGGAGGAGGCTGGAATGCGTTGCAAGATGCTGCGTGAGATTGACCCGAACCACGACATTTATGTTGGTCCTGTTGGTGTTTGGGTGCCATGGGAGCCCGAGGCATATAGAACTGGAAAGGTTGACTACATGGAGGATGAACTTAACCAACTCATGCATAAGAAGACGGAGAACGAGGCAGAGGCTAAGAAGCACTTTGATCAGCGTCTAATTGAGAGCAAGAAGCAGGCGATTGAGGATAACATTCGTAAGGCCAAGGAGACTGGAAACAAGCTCACTCAGAACATTGACGAAAATGGTAATCTGGTCGGTGTTAACAATACAATTGATGCTTCTGTTAGAGAAGGAGCCTCATCAAGCGATATTCGCAATGAATTGTTTGATGGTGACAATGTTGTTACTGGCAGTGGAAAGAACAAGAAGATTAACAAGCGTAATGGTGGAAAGTAAATTGACTAATTGACTAATTGATTTAAAGTATAAATTAGTATAACTTTAAATCAACTAAAATGGGGTGGGACATTGACTTTTTTAATGATGATGGTGAGCATTTCTATGTGAATTTAAAAATATTAAACTTGACATATAATTATTCACGACCCGAATGTAAGAAATACTGGTATGGACCACGCGATTATGATGGAAAAACAATCGGCGAAGCAATTGCTATCATGGAGAAAGCAGTGTCAACAATGATTGATGACGGAATAGATGTTGTGAGTGATTTGTTATACAATTACAGAATGGGAATAAAAATGGATATGCAAACTGAGTTGCTTGGGTGGCTAATTAGCAATTATTCTGACTTGATTAAAGCACCTAGACATTTGCGAATTAAATTGACTTAAATACTGGAGAACATATACATAGAAGAAGCGAAATATGGGGTGGTCTATTCTGTTGTACAATAGCATCGGCGTTTATATGCAGGACGATAGTTTATATGTTAGTAACCTTACTTATAATTATTCCGTTCCAGAATGCATGAAATACTGGTACGGACCACGTGATTATGACGGAAAAACAATTGGCGAAGCAATGGAAGGAATGAAAAAAGCAATTTGTGCGATGTTTGCCGATGGAATTCTTCCACTAAGTGATTTTTCCAAGGAAACACGAGACAACTTTATAAATAGTTTGCTTGCATGGCTAATCAGACATTCCAGTGAATTGTCGAAATTCTCGAAAGATTGGACTGTTAAATTGGAGTGAAACTACCATTTATTCTTTTTCACGTTAATTACAGGGCCTTTCTTTGCTGAACTAGCATTGTACGCTGGCTCATCCTCGTCATCGGAATTAAGTTCCTTTGACATCTCCCAGAATTCCTTTGAACCGAGACGGAAATTGCTACGAGGCTGTGCTTTATACCAGAAAATCTGGTCGGTCAACTTGTTCGACTTGGAATTGTTGTCAATAACAAGGCATTCAAAGTTTTCAGTGCATTGGTCCATCACTTGATTAAATGCCTCGAAAGTCGGAAACATACCCGCGTAATTCTGCCAGATTCTCTCGCGATTGCTCTTATATGGTTCTCTCAAAATGAACACATAGTCAATGTTTGTTCGTAAATTTGGTGGAACACCGAGTGGGTATTGCATAGTAATTACGAGCATGATCTTCCAATGGCGACCGTTCATGAAAAGCAATCGCATCATCTTGTCACGAGCCCATTTGTCATCATACAAGCAGTCATCCATAATAACAAATGCTCTAGGGTCGATAGTCGCCTTCTTTTTATAGACTTCTTCGTGTTTTTGCATCTCCTTGAGGACGGATTTTTGTCTCTTAAGGATGTTTTCGATTATGGATGTGTTGTATTCGTGGTGAATAAAGAGTTTTGGAACGATGCGGCCATAGAAACCGTTGCCTGCCTCTGTTCCTGATATGACACATCCGAGTGGAATGTCTTGGTGATGATAAAGCAAGTCATTTACAAGGAAACTCTTGCCGGTATCACGACGACCAATGAGAACAACAACAGGTCCCTTGTTTTCATTGGGATCGAACTTGATTTTACGCATATCAAACTTTTTTATTTCTAAGTTCATCCTTAATCTCGATAATTAACGCAGAGAGAAAATCACAAGAAAACAAACGGACAAAAAATTGAAATGACGTTTGTCGTTGAAATAATCAGCATTTTCTCTCAATCAACAATAAAAATGTGTAATACGTGCTCTCTTGGTCAAGTCAAGTTCACAACTCCAATTACATTGGATGAACTCAATTATGTTGGCACTAATAAATTCATCAGGCGTTGTCAAGAGTGTGATGAGCATGCCTTTGTGATTTCCAAATTTCGAGTTCCATCGCTTATTTCGTGTTGGAAGATTTTGACACCAACTTCTCAACAATATGAGCCTAACAACAATGTTGTCTATAACTTCCGACTTATTGTATAAAAAATTGAATTAAAAAGTGTGTTGCTTATATTTTTCATTTCTAACTTTAACAATGAGTTCACAAGTTATCGCATCATGCGACAGGTCTCTCTCAGATTGGAGAAATAGCATCAATAAGTATCCTCTATGTCAATGCCGAGAGAATTGGCACCACATGAAACAAACTGCAAGTGAATCAGATGAAGAAGCAGAGAGATATAAGCAGATCATTAACAAATGCACCGGAAATCGAGATATACACATTATTAGTTGTGGTCACGTTTGGTATGGTGTAAAGTGAAATAGGTTTAAAACCAGCATTATTTATGTTATTTTTGTTTAAATATATAATGTTTCAGTTGAATTATCGGAAAAACAAGAATGTAGAGTTATTTAAGGATATTCAAGAGAAAATGGGAGTTTCAAAAGTACAAAATTATATGCCACTTTATAAGCATTATTTTTCTCTCAACAACACGAACTATAATGGCATCAACTTGAATACATTTAAATCAATAAATCACATACAGTCCAGGATCGATGAAAACACGTATGCAACAGATCTTGGTGTTGTTCACGTGAAATATGCCCCACTATACGACACCTACAAGTACATGGTTGGCAAATTACAGGATGTTAGTGTGAATGCATTGCCTTCTTTGGATGGAACTCCGGCATCCATCAGTGAGAGAAAACTGTATGACGTTAATAATTCGTCGTATACCGATGGATTCTTCTATTTTCTCTCCAGTATACTCCTCAATCAACATGGAATTGTAAATGCAATTGACTTTTATGGATCTTACTTATGTATTAAAAAGGATTTTAAACTTAATATTGCGGATGACGCTGAGTTTTTATATAGTTCCGACTTTTTTAAAAGCAATCGAGGGAAATTGT